CGATGGACTCCTCCTTCATCTTTGCAGATGGAGATCGTCGAGGAGACAATTGCAGGGATCCGGACGTAGGTCGCTTGGTGAAGAGGTATGCTCACATTTTGTGTAGTCATGTCCTTAATAATCAAGGCGATATTTGGCTCGTGCTTAAGTACGGTGTCACTACTTCCGGCCAACTTTCCACCACGACTCAGAACACTTTTGGACGTTCGGTCATGGCAGCCTACGGGGGCTGCGAAGGCTGGACATGCGCAGGGGATGACCTTGTAGGAGATGACAATTTTGATGAGACGCGTTTGCTCCATTTTGGAGTGCGTTCTCGCGATGTCGAGGCACATGAGGGTGAAGCCGATTTCACCTCTCACCTCATTAACACGACGACTTCGAAAGCGGTCTTCGGTAATGTTGAGAAGTTGCTCTGGCATTTGCATGATGCGTGCACAGATCTCTCCACCAACCGCGAGCGGTTTGGCGGCGTCCTTTATATTTTGCGTGACACTCCCGGTGTGCTCGAGGATCTTACCTCGATTGCCAGGGAGTGTGAGATAGACACTAATGGCTATGTGGCTGAGACCAGTCTCATTCGAGACTTGGCATAGCTGCGAACGCACAGTCAGCAGCAGGGCAATTCCTTTTGTAAGACCTTGACGGGCCTGGCGCCCCCGGCTCTGCAGCCGCCAAGAACAGTTAACTAAGCTGTCTTGGCTTAAAAATAAATTTTATGTTTGTACAGTTCCAACTTATTTGGAAATATCATGGTCGCTCGTGCTGCGACCCGAGTGCGTCGCGTTATTCGCAAGCAGAAGACGAGAGTCTTGAAAGATGCCACCTTGCTGAGGGGAATCAAGCAAGGCGTTGGGATGGTTGTCAAGAAACCTTTTGGTTCTGGCAAGAGCCGCCTTGGGAAGTTTGCTATGCGTAACAAATCTTCCGGTAGGAAGGCAGCTCTGTGTGCTTTGAACAATATGCACCTTCCGCTTCCTCGAGCGGTAGGCGCGTATACAGTGACGAAGACGACAACCATTGTGAGTGGCTCTCGTGCCGTTATGCTTTTCGGCTGTTTCAAGGCCAACCGAGACGATTATTCTGATTCGTCTTGGTTGGACACTGTAGCAGTCGGTTCGAACAACTCCGCTAACCCTATTAGTGGTGCTAGCAATGCAACCTTTTGGGCTGATGTCGCTATGGCTTCGCCAGGTTTCGACTCTTGTAGGTTGGTACCTTCCGCGATTACAGTGCAAGTCATGTGCCCTAAGAATTTGCAGTCAGCTGACGGTATTTTGTATGTTGGCAGGTCTAAGGTAGTCTTGGATCTGATGGGCGACACCCGATCGTGGGATGATCTTGCGAAGGAGTTGGTGTCATTTTCCGCACCGCGTTTGTGCTCGGCTGGCAAGCTAGCATTGCGTGGTGTGAAGGTTGACGCTATTCCGAACAATATGTCGCAGCTGTCGAATTTTGCCCCTAGGGGTATTATAAACGCAGCTACCTACGACAAGACCTGGACTCAAGGCTCTTTTGAAGCCAATTTGGAAGGGTTCGCCCCAATATTTGTTTACAATCCGGGCAGAGTTGACATGCAGTACCTTGTGACTGTGGAGTGGCGCACGCGTTTCGACCCTGGCAATCCTGCCTACGCAGGCCATACTTTTCATCCAGTAGCTACTGACAGCTGCTGGAGTGATACTGTTAAAGGTATGGAAGCAGAAGGCCATGGCGTGTTCGATATGGCAGAAGGCATTGCTGATTTCGGCGATGCTGCGATGGCACTCGTATAAATAATGAATATCCCG